CAAGCTAAACTTGCTATTGCTAATCAAGTAGGTGAAGCAATTATAGCTATCGCAGGAGAAGGTTCTGCTGTAGGTAAAGCAGTTGCGGTTGCTATGGCTACCATGAACACTTATGAAGCAGTTACAGCGGCATTAGGAGCAAAACCTTATGGACCATGGAATATTGCTCAAGCAGCAGCAGTTGCAGCCATGGGATTTGTGCAAGTAAGAAATATACTTAAAACAGAAGTTCCATCACCTAAAGGAGGTGCAGGCGGAGGAGCTGCGGCAGCACCATCTATACAACCACCTGATTTTAACATAGTAGGTCAGTCTGCAAGTAATCAATTAGCTTCTGCAGTACAAGGTCAATTTAACCAACCTGTAAAAGCTTATGTAGTATCTAAAGATGTGTCTACTGCACAGGAGATGGATAGGAACATTGTTTCAACTGCAAGTTTAGGTTAATAATAAAACAAAATCAACAAATTAAGTTATCATTTTATGAAGACTATTGAACTATATATAGACGAAGAAAACGAGTTTAGTGGAATAGAGGCTATCTCTATCGTTGAGAACCCTGCTATAGAAGAAGACTTTATAGCATTGAACAGTCATGAAGTTAAGTTGGCTGAAGTAGATACTGAGAAGAGAATCCTTATGGGTGCTGCTCTCATACCTAATAAAAAAATATACAGAACTAATGGCGAAGAAGAATATTATATTTTCTTTAGCGAGGAAACTGTCAGGAAAGCTTCAGAGTTGTTTTTATCAAGAGGTAAACAAAACAATTCAACATTGGAGCATGATGTCGAACTAAATGGCATGTCAGTCGTAGAGTCTTGGATAGTAGAAGACTTAGAAAAAGACAAGAGCAAAAAATACAACCTAAACGTACCTATGGGTACTTGGATGGTTTCTGTTAAAGTAAACAACGATCAGATTTGGGAGGAATTTGTCAAGAGCGGAAAGGTTAAGGGATTCAGTATTGAAGGATTCTTTGCAGATGCTTCTAAAGAAAGACCAAGAGAGTCTGTAGAAGAAGACTTTGCAGAAATGGAAGCTTTATCTCAGATATACGCACTCGAGGAGTCATTTTTAGAGGCTCAGGGAGTAGAACTTGAATCTTATAGTGATTACCCTCAAGGAGCCGTAAACAACGCTAAGAGAGCCTTAAAATGGAAGAAAGATAATGGTTCTTCATGCGGAACTTCTGTGGGTTGGACAAGAGCTAATCAATTAGCAAATAAAGAGCCTTTAAGTAGGTCCACTATTGCAAGAATGGCTTCATTTAAAAGACATCAACAAAACAAAGATGTACCTTACTCTGAAGGATGCGGAGGTATTATGTGGGATGCTTGGGGTGGTTCTGCAGGTGTTAATTGGGCAATATCTAAACTAAAAGAGATAGATGAGAGCAATTAAAAACACCGCTTATAAAGTACATGTTCAAAGAGAGACTGATGATGAAATAAACTCAGTAAATATAGAACAGGGAGCTATGATGGTTTCTAATACAGGTCTATATATGGGTTATAATGACAATAATGTTAGAGTATATCCACAATACCCAACAAGCCAAGCATTAGGTTGGGCAAGATACGATGATGATCAATATACCTCAGCTAATAAGTTTAGCCTTGCTGATGGTGTGCCTGTTATTATTCCAAACAATGCTGCTAACATAGTAAGAAGCAATGTAGGATTTGATTATTATAATAGCACAACTAAAAGAGTAATTGCAGATAATGCTAATGACACCTATATGTTTACTGTGGTGTTTAAATGTAGTGCTGCTAATGCCAATCAGACTCTTATAGACATAAACTTTAAGGGAGAGAACGGAACACCATACGACAGAATAACAGGCGAGGTGCAGTTTACAAAAGGTAATGATTTAGAACATAATTACCATCAAGTATTTCAATACTATGCGGATAGTAATTTTGTAAATAACGGTTCTTGGTGGGAAATTGAATCCACAGGAGGCACGGCTAAAATATGGGATATTATATACTTTATACAAAAAACACAATCTTATGCGTGATAAAATGAAAGCTACTCCAAGTAGAACAAGTCCAAAATCATCTAAGAGAGCATGCCTTTGTGATAACGGAACTTACTCAAGGAAATGTTGCAAAGGTAATATTATAAATCAAGGTATAGGTAGTGTTACATTTATACCTGAAGACTAAGAAATACAACAGTATTAAAAATCTTAGTTAACATAACATATTGTAATTAATAAACAATTAAATATATGAAAACCACAGAACTTGTAGAAAAACTAAAGAATGTTTTCCTAAGTGAAGAGGCTATTGAAGCTCAACCTGAAGTACAGGAGGAAGTTCAGTTAGAATCTTCTCAGGAAGAAGTGGTAGAAGAAACTCTTGCTGAAGAAATGCCTGCAGAAGATATAGCTGAAGATGCTATTGAAGATGTGGCGGAAGAAGCAGATAAGTATGCTACCAAAGAAGAATTAGCTACTGCTGTTGCTGAAATGAAAGCTATGTATGATGCCATTATGGAGAATATGTCTACAGAAGCTGAAACTGAAGTGCCTGCAGAATTAGAAGAAGCAAAAGAAGAGTTGTCTGCTCAAGAACCTGCCGCACAGCCTATGTCTCACGACCCTGAAGCTATGGTAGAAAAAAGACAAGTAAATCTTTACGGACAAAAAAGACCACAGACGACATTAGATTCTGTCTTGGCTAAATTTAACAAATAATAAACTAAATAAACACAATTAAAAATGGCTACAACTACTAACATTACTACTACTTACGCAGGTGAGTTTGCAGGTAAATATATCTCTGCTGCTTTATTATCTGCTTCTACTATTGAGAATGGTGGAATTACAGTAAAACCAAATGTGAAGTACAAAGAGGTAATGAAAAAATTATCTACAAATGACCTTGTTGCAGATGCAACTTGTGATTTTGATCCTACTTCAACTATTACATTAACTGAAAGAATCTTACAACCTGAAGAGTTTCAAGTAAACTTAGAATTATGTAAGAAAGACTTCGTATCTGATTGGGAAGCAGTACAAATGGGATATTCTGCATTTGACAACTTGCCTCCATCTTTTCAAGACTTCTTAGTTGCACATGTTGCTGCTAAAGTTGCTGAAAAAACAGAGGAAACTATTTGGTCAGGAGCTAACGCTACTGCAGGTGAATTCGATGGATTAGTTGCTTTGGCTACTGCTGATGCTTCTGTTGTTGATGTAGCAGGAACTTCTATTACTGCTGCTAACGTAATTGACGAATTAGGGAAAGTTGTTGATGCTATTCCATCTGCAGTTTACGGAAAAGAAGACTTGTACCTATATGTATCTCAAAACGTAGCAAGAGCTTACGTTAGAGCTTTAGGAGGATTTGGAGCTGCAGGATTAGGTGCTAATGGTGTGAATGCACAAGGAACTCAATGGTGGAACAACGGAGCATTATCTTTTGATGGTGTAAAAATCTTTGTTGCAAACGGATTGGGAGATAACTACATCATGGCTGCTGAAAAATCTAACATCTTCTTCGGAACAGGATTATTATCAGACCACAACTTAGTAAAGGTTATTGACATGGCAGACATTGATGGAAGTCAGAATGTTCGTGTGGTAATGCGTTACACAAGTGGAGTACAGTACGGAATCGGTTCAGACATCGTTCTTTACACACCTGCATAATTAGAAATTAAATAAAGATAAAGGGTAGGTAAGCCGTAAAGCCTGCCTGCCCTTTTTTTATAACAATAACCTTAAAATATATAACAAATGGCTTGTGATTTAACATTAGGAAGGATAGAACCTTGCAAAGATAGTGTTGGTGGCTTAAAAAACTTGTACTTTGTTAATTACGATGATTTAGGAGCAATCACTTATGATTTAACCGATTCAGATGTAATTGATGCAGTAGCAGGAACACCTAACGCATACAAATACGAAATTAAAGGAGCTTCTTCTTTTACTCAAAACATTCAATCTTCAAGAGATACAGGAACAACTGCATTTGAGCAGGTTCTTGAGGTTACTTTGAAGAAATTAACTGTAGCTGACCACAAAGAGCTTAAAATCTTGGCTTTCGGAAGACCTCATGTAATTATTGAAGATTACAACGGAAACTTCTTTTTAGCAGGTTTAGAGCATGGTGCGGAAGTAACAGGTGGTACTATCGTTACAGGTACAGCAATGTCTGACTTGAGCGGTTACACACTTACTTTAACTGCTATGGAAAGAACACCTGCAAACTTTTTAGGAGATACTCCTGAAAATGTAGGATTTACTATCGTTAGTGGTTCTTAAACATAGTACTTAAACATAGTACACACATTAAAGAGTGGGGGGTTTTATTACTCTCCACTTTTTTTATACACCAAAATAAAAACAAATTTTAACTTTTCAGTTATCATAATATGATAAGATTATTACCTGATACAGAAGCTCAGATAATTGCGGTTGTTCCAAGGGAGTTTCCTACTGAGGAGGTTTCTTTTGATAATGTTACTTTGGTTATAACTGAGGATGGTACGAATATATCTGAAACTATTGAAGACATTGTAGCTGAAATTCCTGATAACAATAGCAACTATGTTTACATGGACATAGCTTTCTCTATTTTAAGAGAGGGTTATGGTTATTACTTAGAGTTCACAAAAGATGGTGAGTTGTGGTTTAGAGATAAAGCTTACGCAACTGATCAAGTAGATAAAACTATAAAACATACTTTAAACACAAATGAGTATGAAGAGTATAATGGCACAGGTGGCGATTATATCATTTTAGAATAACACTTATGGCTAAAAGAAGAGTAACATTAAATAACAACGTAAAACCTGCTAATAAATTTAGCGAGGGTTCTGTGAGGGTTGTTAATCTTTCAGGATATGCTGCTCCTGAGATTAAGGAGGTGTATGGTAAGGATTGGGTTCAGTATGGTGAAAACAATGATTACTTTGATCAGTTAATTGACAGATACTTAGGTAGTCCAACCAATTCAGGTTGTATCAATGGTATTGTAGAGATGATTTATGGTAGAGGTTTAGATGCAACTGACTCAGATGTTAAGCCTGAGATGTATGCTAAAATGAAGTTACTACTTAAACCTAAAGAGGTTAAGAAAGTAGTTAATGACTATAAAATGCTTGGGCAGTCTGCAATGCAGCTTGTTTACAACAAGCAAAAAACAAGTATAGTAAAAGTACTACACTTTCCAATGGAGACATTAAGAGCTGAGAAAGCTACTGATGGTCAAATAAAAGCTTACTACTACCACCCTAAATGGTGTGATATAAAACCATCTGACAAACCTAAGAGAATACCAACTTTTGGTAATGGTTCTGATTCAGATGTTATTGAGTTATTTGTAATTAAGCCTTACAAAGCAGGTTTTTATTACTATGCACCTGTAGATTATAATGGTTGTTTACAATACTGTTCTTTAGAAGAAGAAGTATCTAACTACCATATCAACAACATAAAGAATGGTCTACAACCTTCCTTACTAATCAACTTTAATAACGGAGTACCTAATGAAGAGACTCAGGAGTTATTAGAAAGTAAGATATACGACAAGTTTAGTGGAACATCTAATGCAGGTAAATTCATACTTACATTTAATGACTCTGCAGAAACTAAAGCTGACTTAGAGCCAATACATTTACCTGATGCTCATGCACAATATCAATTCTTATCTACAGAAAGTAGAGAGAAGATTATGATGGGTCACAGAATTGTTTCACCTATCTTGATGGGTATTAAGGACAACACAGGCTTTGGTAACAATGCAGAAGAGCTTAGAACAGCTTCTATTATAATGGACAATGTTGTTATTAGACCATTTCAGCAGGCTTTAATTGATGGATTTAACGAGATACTAAACTTTAACGGAATCTTCTTAAACCTATACTTTATTACTCTACAACCTATTGAATTTACAGAGTTAGACAACATATCTACTAAAGTAAGAAAGGAAGAAGAGACAGGGGAGAAGCAATCTGAAAACCTATCGTCTCAAAAAGAAGTTGAGTTAGATGATTTCTCTGATGAAGATGGGGAGGATATGCTTGAGCAATTAGAAGACTTAGGAGAGGTTATAAGCGATGAATGGGAGTTAATTGATAGTCAACTATTAGATGGAACAGAAACCTCATTAGAAGAGCTTAAAACAAGTTTAGCTAAAGTATCTAAGGATGATGCCAACCCTAATAAAGACTCTAAGCAAGATAATGCAGGGTTTAAAGTAAGATATGCTTATGGTCCTGTAAGAAATAGTGCTAACAGTAGAGTGTTTTGCAAGAAGATGGAAGCTCTGACTAAAAAAGATGTAGTGTTTAGAAAAGAAGATATTGGAATGATGTCTTTCAAAGGAGCTAACAGAGATCTTGGACATAAGAAGCAAAACTATAGCTTGTTTCTCTACAAAGGTGGAAAAAACTGTAAGCACATGTGGGAGAGAAGAGTCTATAAGAAAAAAGTGGGTAAGAACACAGAAGTTGAAGCTTCAGATGCTACAGAAGAAGGATTTGTTGAACCCAAAAACCCAAAAGAAGTATCAGTAAGACCTTCTGACATGAAGAATGGGGGAGCTTATCCAAACACTAAAAAATAATTAATATGGCGAACAAAGCTCTATTCATAGGATTAGAAGAACTAAAACGCAAGTCCATTATTGATGGAAATGTGGATAATGATAAAATTATACAATTCATCGAAGTAGCACAAGATACTCATATCCAAAACTACTTAGGTGGTAAACTATATAACAAATTACAAACACTAATATTAAACGGAACTATATCTGATGCAGGTAACTCAAACTATAAAGACTTATTGGATGATTATATCAAGCCTATGCTTATATGGTTCACTCAAAGCAACTACATTCCTTTTGCAATGTATCAGATCAGTAACGGAGGGGTTTACAAGCATCGTTCAGAAAGCTCGGAAACTATTTCGTTGGAAGAAATGACCATGATGCTAAATAAGGTTACTGAGACTGCTGAGTTTTACACAAGGAGATTTGTTGATTACATGGGGTTCTATAGTCAACTGTTTCCTGAGTATAATCAAAGTACTAATGGAGAGATGTACCCCGACAAAGATGTAAACTTTCATTCATGGGTTCTGTAGAGAAAGATAAAATTAAAACATATAAGCCTAAACAAAGTAATATAATAAAGTTAGAAGCTTATTTAAAACAAATTAACAACAATGGCAAACAACATAAATTGGGGTAAAGTTTATTGTGATATGGCAACCAATGATAGTTGGGGAGCAGACACTTATTGGAGTACAAATGCAGTACCTGATATATCCGCCCCTACTTGTTGGGATTTGTTCAGATTAACAGCAGACACTACTTTATTTACGGCAGATACAACAACATTAACAGCAGATAGAACACAACTTTAAAAATAAAAAAACATGGCAAAAAAAACAATAGTAACAATACCTGCTGTAGGGGCAGATTCAGGTAATGGAACTCCATTAGCAACGGCTTTTCAGTGGATAAATGAAAACTTCACTGAATTATATGATGCTGATGCAAGTGATGTAAACTCAGTAACAGGTAGTGGAGGTATAACAGCTACCCCAACCACAGGAGAGGTAGCGGTAAGTATAACTGATGGCGGAGTAACAAACGCTAAAATGGCTGCTAATTCAGTAGATTCAGACCAATACGTAGATGGTTCTATTGATACAGTACACTTAGCTAACGATATTGTTACCTATGACAAATTAGGAGTAGAATTTACAAGCATAGAATCTTTAGGTAGCATTAGCGTAAGTCAAGCATTAGATTTTAATAATGACCAAATTTTTACAGCCACATTAGCAGGAACAACTGACTTTACTTATTCAAACGCTAAAGTAGGTACAGTAAAAGACTTAATCATAGATGCTAACGGAAATACATTTAGTTTACCAA